TCCTGAAGTTAGAAAGCAAATCAGCGAACTAAAGAGTGTAGTGAATAATGAAGTGGTAAAAATCAAGATTGATGAAACGCTCAATCAACTTGATAAGATTACCAAAGGAACTCTGGTAAAAGAAAATCAAATCATGGCTCTGATGTTGAGTTATGAACTTATCAAGGAGTTGAAAAACATATGAATCGTTCAGAACTTAAGAAATTAATAAGAGAAGTTGTTAAAAGCGTCGGAAGAAGTCAGTGGGAAAAAATATCCCCAACAGAAAAAAATAAATTGTACGAATTAAATAGTCTTCTTGATAGCGGTGCGGCAATATTCATCCGCCCATTTTTTTCTAACAATAAAGAACTGGTCCAAATATCAGATGATGGATTTCATTCGGGACAGGATGACGATGGCATGGAAATTATAGTATGCAAACTAAAAAATGGTAACCAGAGCGAACAATATATGTACGATTATGATTTTGAAGAAATTTATGTCGCAAAAAAATTTAACACCAAATCATAACCAAATTTATAATGAAAGACGCCAAGCAAATCATCCGCGAACTCGTTGAAGAAGTCATTGAAGAAATGACAGGTACTGGTGCTATATCCGTTCCTCCTGGTAAGTATGCATTTGGCGGCGATGCGGAAGAAGCCGCCGAGCGGTCTATGCCGGGAGGATCCGTGGTCAAAAATAAAAAAACAAAAAAGGATAATACTTCGGTTGAAGAGTCGGAAGGAAGCCTACCAACAGTTCGTCGTGATTTGAATATAATGGAAGCTCGCAGCCTCTATAGAAACTTCAAGGAAAGTGATATGATGAAAAATCACGCCAAGATTTCTTATGGAATACGTGAAGCCAAAAAGATGCTTGGTGAAGTTGAATATCTTGTAAGCATTTGCGAACGCCTAAAGACAGAATGCGGATATACTAACGAAAACTTATGGGCAAGGACTCAGCCGGATATGAAGGAAATACATAGCCGTTTAAAAGAGATTGCCAAAAGAATCAACAGGATGGGAAAATAAAATATGAACCTGACCAACATAGCAAAAAAGATATTAAATGAGCGCCAATACCGTCCGATGGGAAAGGCAACACTTTCGATTAATCAATCATATCCGTACTCATTGAGCACCGACGATTTCAATGTTAAACAACTTCCGTGGGGCGATGTATCATACAACGGTCAGGAGTTTATAGTCCGTACAGCCAAAGGTAATGCAAAATATCCTTGGCCAAAAGGTAAAATCGGAACATTGGAATTGAGTGATTCTGATTTTACTATGACAGAAGATACTTGGGGAAATAACCCATCTGCGGCTGGCGGTATGTCGCCTGGCCGTGCTCCTACCGCTACTACTCCACCTCCAGCACAAAGTGGCAATGTCGTTGACATTTCCCAATCATTCAGAAATTTCAAATTAGATCTAGAAAAAAACGAAGACGCTATCACAAAAAAATTTGTAGAAGAATTAAAAAAGCAATTTCTGAAAAAGACGGTGAGTGTAAACGCTTCAAAAGGAAGTGTCGGTCAGATTGAAAAAGAATATAGTATCAACGTTTCGGATGTAAAAATTTATTTTATCAAAGATAAATATTACGTCGTACTTGTTGGATCCGAACCGGACTCTACCGAATCTGAATATTATCTAAATGATTCTCAAATACAAGTAAATCCAGCCACATCATCCTCTACACAACAATCTGGACTAAGAAATGTTGGCGGCATTGTACCGATGAAGCCAACACCGGCAGGATCGCCTGTCGCCAAGAATATACTTCCACAAGGATAAAATATGAGCAAGCAATTATTAGTAGATTTTATACCGTTTGACATCACCCCACAGATGCTTACAGAAGCACGAGCAAATCCGAATGCTCCGCTTGTATTGTCTGGACCACTCCAAAAAGCAGGAGAAAAAAATCATAACGGTCGTGTATATCCAAAAGAAGTGCTTGCTCGTGAAGTTGAAAAATATCAACAAATCATCAGCGAACGCAGAGCACTCGGCGAACTCGATCATCCAGATAGTTCCATCATTAACTTAAAGAACGTATCGCACAATGTTGTAGAATGCCATTGGGAAGGTGATACTGTTGTTGGTAAGATTGAACTACTAACTACACCATCCGGCAATATTGCTCGCGAACTTATCAAGAACAATGTTCGTCTTGGCATCAGCAGCCGTGGTCTAGGCAGTGTTCGTCAAATGAACGAAAACACTGTAGAAGTTCAAGACGACTTTGAACTACTTTGTTTTGACCTTGTAAGTTCTCCATCAACACGCGGTGCTTATATGTCTCCCGGTGCAATCAATGAGGGTGTAAATCGTGGTCAAGTCATCGCTTCGGTCGGAGCCAATGACATCAACAAATATCTAAAGATAGAAAATATCATTCGAGATATTCTATCCGAAGTAAGGTAATTTTATAACAACACGTATATATTTATAATATATGAATAGTAAAATTACCAATCCATATCTCAAACAGATATTGTCTGAAATATCAAATAACGCCAGCAAGAATAGATTGAGTGATTTAACTTGGGAAACTATATACGAAGCAAGAAAGAAAAAAACTTTAAAAACTGAACAGGATAAACCGCAAGAAGACACGGTGGACGATCTTCTTGGCGGAGATACACAAACTCCGAAAGCGGGAGGAACTCCAAATGAAGCCCCAAAAAATACTAACGCACAGCAGTCCCAAGCACCCCAAAATCCTGCGGCTCAGACGGGCGGAGATCCTATGGCCCAAGGAGGCGATAACCCTGAAGCGCAAGCAGGAGCATCTGCGGGCGCAGGAGAAGGTTCTGGAGAAGACGTTGAAAAAGCAGAAGCGGACGCCGCAGAAGCAAAAGCAAAGTTAGAAAAAGCAAAAGCCGAAAAAGAAGAGGCCGAAAAAGAAATTGAAAAAAATCAATATGTAAAAATTGGATCTTCTGGCGCAACGCATTTTCTTTTCAAAAAAGTGCTAGACCATGCATTTAAAACAAATACTATAGATTCTCTTGCAAGCGAGATGGTTGACAAACTGAAGGTACAAACACCGGAGGATATGGATTCATTTACCGAAGATGTTGTTACTTATATGAATATACCCGGTATGTCTGATCTTATCTCTAGTATGAAAACTTTGGCAACAAAACAGCCAGAGCAATCACCAAAGCAAGAAGAACCAGCCGCTTAAAATATTAAAATTATGAATGTACTAAAACTAAGAAATTTGATCGAAGGAATTGAAACCAAGACGGATGGAAATGTTCATCAAGAAGCCGCTTGGTCTGTTGAAGAAAAGAAGGCGGCATTGGAAGCAATCGGTCGTTATAACGAATATGGTAAATTACTTGAACGCGAAGTAAGTTTGATGGAATTGGCACACAAACTTAATGAAGTTGCTGGGCACGCTCAGAAATTTTTGACAAACGAATTGTCTTCTCGTCAAAAAAATGAAGCAGACGCTTGGTTTGATAGAGTAATGCCAGAACGCAACATGAAAGAAATGGCAAAATGCAGCGAAGAATTCAGAAAATATGCTATGGAAGCACACGTTCTAGAACAACGTATGCAGGCTTTATACGAACAAATGGGAACTAATTTAAACAAATACTTTGAGATCAAGGATCTTACAGAAGGTGTTTCGGCAGCAGTTTCAAAGTTGAAATAAAAATATAAAAAGTCAAAATATTTTATATTTTTTGTAAATACGTATATATTTATTTATTATAAAATGCATCATTCTTTGATGCGAATACTAAAACAACCATTTTGAAACTCTTAATAGTTTCATCAACAATAAAGATAAAACTATTATGTCAGATCTACTAAAACAAGCTATCGCAGACGCAAAGGCTGTACGTGCTACCGCCCTTGCTAACGCCAAGGCCGCATTGGAAGAAGCGTTTACGCCAAAAATCCAAAGCATGTTGGCTGAAAAACTAAAACAAGAAGTCGAAGGTGAACAACTACCACCTCCAGCCGAAGAAACTCCTGCTGCACCTGCTGCACCTGCTGCACCTGCTGCACCTGCTGCACCTGCTGCACCTGCTGCAACTGATGCACCTGCTGCACCTGCTGCACCTGCTGCACCTGCCGAAGAAATGACCACTGAACAAGAACTTGAAGAAATTCTTGGCTACGGACATCCTGATCCAGTTGAGCAAACTGCCCATCTAACCGAAGCCGGTAAATCTTCCGGAGATTATAAGAAGACCACAAAAGGTCACAAGACAGAAGATCCGGGTAAGAACATGGTTGTCAAAGGCACCAGCCTATCAACCAAGGGTTCACTTCCTGCTACAAAGGGAACAGACAATGCTTCCGACGATTATACCAAGACAACATCAGGTCATAAAACAAAAGACCCGCAAGGTCCAGACAATGACCAAGTTGCTCTTGAAGAAAGCGAAGAAATCACAGAAGAATCTTTGGATGAAATTCTAAAAGAACTTGAAGATAGCGTGAGCGGAATGCAGGCAGAATCAAATCCAATGGAAAACATGCCATTGGAAGGTCACGGCGACGCCACACAACAGAATCCAGAACAAGCCGCCGCTTCCGACGCTACTGGTGGCTTGCCAATGGAAGAAGAAATTAGTCTGGAAGAAATTCTTTCTGAAGAAGATCCTGACACCGTTGCTGAAGGAGAAGTTCCTCCGCAATTGAAGCCTTACGTAAAAGGTAAAAAGGGTGAAGGCGATGAAGGCGAAGAAGACGATGACAAAAAGAAAAAGACCGACGAAGCCATCATCAAAGAAAACATTTCGTTGAAGAAGGAAAATGAAGAATACCGTAGCGCAGTCGTTTATCTACGGGACCGCATCAATGAAGTAAACCTGCTCAATGCCAAGTTGCTATATACGAACAAATTGTTCAAACAAGCAAACTTGAACAACGCGCAGAAATTGAAAGTAATCGAATCATTTGACCTCACGAAGTCTGTTCGTGAAGCCAAACTCGTTTACGCTACATTGGCTGAATCGTTTAGTTTCGGTGCCAAGAAGGAAGTTGCTCCTGCTGCAAAGAAGGTATCAACAACCGTCAAGACTATCACCGAAGGTCTAGCCAGCAAACCGGTTGCATCAACCAAACCAACAAAACCAGCAGTTATCTCGGAAGGTGCCGAAATGGCAAACCGCTTCAAGAAGCTCGCAGGTATTCGTTCATAAATCAACAATCAAACCTTAAATAAAGGAAAATTATGTCAGATATCAAATCACTACTAACTGAGACAACCAATCCAATGGTTAAGCTCATGTCCGAAACCCGTGGACTAGTGTCCAAGTGGGAAAAGACTGGTCTTCTAGAAGGCATCAAGAGTGACATGGAAAAGTCACACATGTCCATTCTTCTGGAAAATCAGGCCAAACAACTAATCGACGAAGCTACCCGCACAGGAACTTCATCGAACTCCGAACAATGGGCAGGCGTTGCTCTACCATTGGTTCGCCGTGTGTTCGCTGAAATTGCTGCTAAGGAATTCGTCAGCGTTCAGCCAATGAACCTACCATCCGGTCTAGTATTCTATCTAGACTTCAAGTATGGTAGCGATCAGGCTGGCAAGCCATCCTTCAGCGGTAACTCGCTATTCGGTGGTACAGGCACCAAGCTAGGTTCAACCGACAGCGCCACCAACGGTCTATATGGCCAAGGACGCTTTGGTTATACCATCAATGACCAGACCGCAACTCCTGCTATGACCACTGGTTCAAATAGCACAGCCAACGGTCCAGTTTGGGAAGACATCAACTTCAACACCGACCTAAGCGCTTCTTTGAGCGCAGGAAGAATCCAGTCGGTAACCGTTTCCTTGAGCGGAACAAACTTCGACGCCAACGGCGCTCGTGCGTTCACCGTTTCTGGTTCTGGTATCGTTGATTTCTACCCAGCATTCACAACTGTTTCTGGTAACAACGTAGTATTCTATGTTTCTGGTTCCGGAATCAGTGGCAATGCCTCGGTTGCTTATCACAAGCAGCCAGCCGACAGCAGTCGTGGCGACTTCGAAGACACAGCAGCCTCCGCAGGCGCTGGCACTTCAGGTCTATACGCCGACGTTGGTATTCCAGAAGTAAACCTAGAGCTAAAGTCTGAAGCTATCGTTGCCAAGACCCGTAAGCTAAAGGCCGTCTGGACACCAGAATTGGCTCAGGACTTGAACGCATATCACTCAATCGACGCAGAAGCAGAACTTACTGCTCTATTGAGCGAATACGTTTCGATGGAAATCGACCTCGAAATCCTCGATATGTTGCTCGTCAATGCTCCAGCAGTAACAACTGAATTCTGGTCCGCTCGTATCGGTTCTGAATACAATGCCGCAACCGGCTTGTTCGCAGACACCGCTGCTAACCGTACCGCCTATGTCAAGAGCACTTGGTTCCAGACATTGGGTAACAAGATTCAGAAGGTCAGCAACAAGATCCACCAGTTGACTCTGCGTGGTGGTGCAAACTTCCTAGTTTGCAGCCCAGACGTTGCTACCATCATCGAAAGCATCCCTGGCTTCACAACCAACACGGACGGCGATCAAGCCAAGTTCGCAATGGGTGTTGCCAAGGTTGGTTCCTTGAGCAATCGTTGGACCATCTACAAGAACCCATACATGACCGACAACGTCATGTTGGTTGGTTTCCGTGGAAGCAACTTCCTAGAAACCGGTGCTGTATATGCTCCATACATCCCACTGATTCAGACACCATTGGTGTACGACCCAGTGAACTTCACACCACGCCGTGGCGTGATGACACGTTATGCCAAGAAGATGATCCGCCCAGAGTTCTACGGAAAGATCATCATCGGCAACTTGAACGAAGTCTAATCTTCTTCAAGAACGGGATAATCGTTCAAAACAGAAAGACCCGCCGAAAGGCGGGTCTTTTTTATTGCGATTCGGTTTAAATATTATGCGTATTTTTTTAACACTTCTTTTATTTTAAAAGAAAAATCGCAAGCGTATTCCATACCCGCATCCGTGTGTAGATGTTTGCTCTCGTGCCATCTATATTCTTCATATGGTTTGTCGCAATTTATGTATATGTTTTTTTCGCCATCAAACGCTAGTGGAGATTTTTCTCCTACACCATTCACCATAACAAACTTATAATTTATGTTACTAAATTTTGTATGTAATGTGGCTATCATTTTTTCAGCATTATTTACAAGTTCTTCTCCGCGAGATTCATTTACATTTATAAAAAATAGCGAAGATTTTGTATAATATACGTCTTCATAAAAATTGGATATGCGACGAAGATATGTTATTCTAAACTTCGCCGCATCATTTTCTATCATATCGGACTCGTCGTGGGGATAAGATCCACCATATATTGTATGAGTATTATTTTTTATAAATTCTGGGTCGCAGAAGTGTTTAAAGTCGTTGTATATACAATCGGCAATGTTACTCAAACTATTTGCCGACAAATCAAATGGATGAGTTAATTCCCCATTTGCTTTTGACGGTTTTATTCCCATCCATGTAAGCATTTGGCGAGTAAAGCAGCAATCTCCAAGTGATATTATCTTATATTTTTTATCCGAAAGATCTCGTGCGTTATTTGCAGAAAATTTTCCAATAAAATCGGCAAGTTCTTCACTGCTCCATAATATGCCACCTTTTGGTGATTTGCCGCAAATATCAAGATTCTTATATAGCATAACCTTTGTTGTATTTTATATTATCTTCTATATCTAGGATGATGGTGGTGATAATGATGCCAGCCGCGACCAATATCAAACCGCCAATGAATATACATTGGAGTATAATATTCTGGATATACAACCACTACTCTTGGTTTAGAAGGTGGTGGTATTTCACGAACTTGGCCTGTAGTAGCACATCCAGTAAGCAATAGTGCCGATGCTAATATCAATAGTCCTATTAGTTCTTTCATAGTTATGTGTGGGTTATGCGGCAGATTTTATTACATTATAGTTCCAGTCCATTCGCCTTTTAACGCCAATGTTTTTGGTTGATCTATATTCTGCGTGATTAAGATATTCCCTTGCTGCATCAGCAAATTTATTTTGAGATAATAATCTCATAGTTTTTGGTCCCATATCTCCTCTAAATAATGCGTTGATTATAGCCAGTTTTATGGTTAATGGCATACCATCAAAATTTGGCATCTTGGACTGTGCCAATTTTATCTTCTTACGTATATCTTTCTCTAATAACTGTTCTGCTTCGTTATCTGTTAGTCCTTTGCTAAAATCTTCACCGGGTAATAACTTATGCCCATACGCTATAGTATCTGAGCCGCCTTCTAAACTTTTGTGTGGGAACCATTTTTTTAACTTTTTATCAAATCCACCTTTTGGATTATTTACGCTATTTTCAAATGGCTTTATTATATTCATCGCTTTTGTAATCAGCAATCCTTCATCGCCTGTACCCGAAAAATCAACATCTGGTCTTGTATATGGTTTACCTGCTCCATCTCCCGCTGCTTTTGCATATGATATTTGAGCGGGAGGCACTACAAACTTTACATCACCTGGTTGTACATCTCCAATATCTTCGCGGATTATCTTATTTTTAACCAGTATATCTTTTAGTTTTATCATACTATATAAATATAGAATTTTTATCTAATTTATATATATTTATTATTATGCTATTAAAACGAATATTAGAGTCAATATATTTGGAGAATGATGCTGAAGGCGGTGCTCTTCAGATCGACAAAAAAATGACAGAAAAAACGTTGGAAGATACGTTTGAAGTCAAAGACGTTGGGTTGAATTACATTAAATCTGAATTGGATAGGTTAAATAAAAAAGCGGCAAGGCTTAAAACAAAACCATTAACATTAAAGATAGTTGGAAAGAGAGAATCTAAAGATCCAGATTCCGAATATAATGATATAATAGTAATCTATTCTGTAAAAATTGAAGGCGAGTCTCCAATTATCGGTGGCTATGAATTTATAGCAAACATAGAACATAGCCCAGAAGGAAATATTATCAATATTTCTCCCGATATCGGCATAAAGAGTTTACCACCGGAATATCGCACTGCTGGTGCAACCTGTGATCATTGTCACACAAAGCGTGATAGAAATAACACGTTTGTACTAAAAGATACAAAAACCGGCGAATTCAAGAGAGTCGGGAGAAACTGCTTAAAGAATTTCATGCCGGATGTTGATCCGAAAGAAATATTGAATTATGCATCTATACTCGGAAAAGCCCTTAATATTGCGGTGGGTGCCGAAGATATGCACGATGGTGGCGGAATGGGTATGGGCGGAGGCAATTCAAAGTATTATAGTGCCAGCGATTTTTTGGTTTATATTTGTATCGCATATTTTATGGAAGGAAAATATATTTCGGGTACAAAAGCGAGACAAAATGCGGATATCGGTGAAGGATCTAAAGTTTCAACGGCGGACCTTGCCAAAAATATACGGTCTAACAGAGACGCAGATTTACAAAAAGAAGTAGATGCATTGCGACCAAAAGCAACAGAGTTGGCAAAAAAGATTGAGGAATGGAAAGAAACAAAAGATTGGGATGCGCTTGCGGATCAAAAACCGGAATTGGCAAATTATTTTCAGAACATGAAAGTTATTGCTAATGCAAGTGCAATCCAGTATAAGAATGCTGGTTATCATGCCTCATTGCTTGGAATGTATTTACGCGATCAAATGGATGCACAAAAAGCCGCAGATCAAAAGGCGCAGGCTGCTAACAAAACATATATCGGTACCGTGGGAGAAAAGATTACATTTGATGCAACTGTTAAAATATCAAAGCCATTTCAATCTCAATACGGTGTTGGAGAAATGTATATATTCAACGATCCAGAAGGAAACGAAGTTGTATATTTTGCATCCAGAGATATGGGACTTGATGTAGGGCAAACTTACAAACTTCAAGCCACCGTAAAAGCCCAGCAAGTTTCAAGATACAATGGCCAGCCACAAACTATTATTACTAGAGCAAAAGTAATTTAAATAGTTTTATATTATTATAATATATTGTATGTTGTCTATTTAAGAGGCATCTCTATATTTATATAATAATATGGCAGACACAAGCATAAATTATACTATTGATCAGGATAGAGTTCGTTGGCCAGGATCTGGTTCCGCTATAACCTCTGGCAGCGGACTTACACCATTTGGTTTCTTTGAAGCAGATCCGGTATTTCAAACCGACGCACCTGCGGCAGCAAAATGGGCAGCAACAAGATTGGGCTATCCGATCACAGACATAGAAATGATTGATGTAAACTTCTATGCCTGCTTTGAGGAAGCAGTATATGAGTATAGTGCTCAAGTAAATCAGTTTAATATTCGCAATAACATCGGAGTATTACAAGGTTCATCGACCAGTACAAATATTACACAAACAAATGTAGTTGGAAGTGGATTGCCAAACATGATAAAGATTGCTGAAGGATATGGAACTGAGTTTGGTGTTGGTGGAAATGTTGATTGGAAAAAAGGATATATTGACGCCAAGCAGGGAACACAAACATACGATTTGCAGGCTTTATGGGGAGATGTTAGTGAAAGTTTTAATCGCATAGAAATTCGTAGAATTTTTCACAGTGCTTCACCGGCTGCTGCACGTATTTATGACCCATTCAGCATGACAGGTATGAGTTATAGCAACGTACTAAACGAAATGGGATTTGCTGGCTATTCTCCTGCTACACAATTTTTGATGACTCCTATATTTGAAGATTTGCTGCGTATGCAAGCC